AAACGTTTATGAGGGCTCCATCGAAGTACAAGGCAAAATACAATTTTTGCAGCGAAGCGTGCGCATGGACGGCACATAGGGAAGCTGTGATGGGTCGGGCGGAGCGCGTGCGGATCCTGATTACACGCTTGATCCCGGTATACCCGGAAATGCGGCCTGTCTGCGGGCGGGTGTATCCTGCCGAGAAATACAAATACAGGACAAACCGGACGGGCTATGTCGTCGAGGTGGGCGGCAAGCGCGTATGCGTGAGGGTGGACGAATGCAGGGAAATCTAGGGCTTACACCGGTGCAGGCTCCGTGCAAGAGCTGCCCGGAAAAGGGCTGCGGTGAGAAGCACGCAACGTGCGAGGCTTACATAGCGTTCCGCCGGGAGGCGGACAGATACAAGCAGGAGCGATTAAAAGACATGAAGCGGTGCGCGTCCACGCGGGGCTGCATGCGGACGCTGCGGGATGCAAACCGCGCAAGGCGGGAAGGGAGGCAACATTACTGATGAGCACGCCGCGATACGGTTGGTGGGCCTATGCAAAATGGATGATCCGCAGCTATAAGGGCGGCGGGCTGATGACGAAGGCCGAGCGCGCTGCCGTTGCGGATGCAATCGCGGAGACGGAACAGCTCGTTGACGGCGCGGAGCGACTCCGGCTCATAGACTTAGTTCTTTGGAAGCGGACGCATACCCTGCAGGGCGCTGCGATGGCGGTTTATGTATCCGAACGCACCGCGCAGGAGTGGCACAGGCAATTTATTCGCCTTGTGGGGCAAAAAAGAGGTCTTTCATGAAAAAGTCTGCGTCCCAGAGCCAAATTTAACATTTACTATAAGGGCGTAGAGATCAACTCTACGCCACTTTTCATCGGCACCGCAGCGTTCTGCGGAAACCTCCTCCTCCTGTTCTCGTGTTCTCCGGTGTGAATAAATATATTTATTCACACACGGAGACACGAGAACGAAAGAATGAGGTGGCTGGCCGGTGATCGGGCATGATGGGGAGGACAACATGGAGGTAAAAAACAGAAAGCTTTCCAGCATTACTGCATACGGGAAAAATGCGAAAAAGCATGACAAGCGTCAGATCAACAACGTCGCGGAGAGCATCAAGCAGTACGGCTTTGTGCAGCCGATTGTGATTGACCGTGACGGTGTGATTGTAATCGGCCACTGTCGCGCTATGGCGGCGAAGAAGTTGGGCATGGAAGAAGTGCCGTGCGTGTGCGTGGACGATCTGACACCAGAGCAGGTGAACGCCCTGCGGCTGGTGGATAACAAGAGCAACGAGAGCGATTGGGACTTAGACCTGCTGGCTGACGAACTGCCTGGTCTTGACCTGTCGGCGTTTGACTTTGATTGGGGCTTGCCGGAAGATCAACAGGAAGAAGTTATTGAAGATATGGCTCCCGCAGTAGATGAAGAAAACGATCCGGTTGCAAAGCCTGGGGATATATGGAAACTGGGAGAACACCGCTTAATGTGCGGGGACAGTACTAGTATTGATGCCGTGGAAGCCCTTATGGGGGGGCAAATGGCAGATATGGTGTTCACTGATCCGCCATACGGCTATAGCTATCAGAGTAATATGCGCGAAAAATCGAAGAAGTTTGATGTATTGGAGAATGATGATAAAATTCTCGACTTCTTCCCCAATATTAGGCTTGTGTGCAATGGATTCGTTTTTATTTGCACGACATGGAAAGTGCTGGACAAGTGGCTGCCGCTGTTCAAACAATATCACGACCTGACTAATATGATAATTTGGGACAAAGGCGGCGGCGGGATTGGCGACCTCAAGCACACATTCTCAACAGATTATGAAGTGATTTTATGCTCTAACAATGGGCGAGAAATTAAAGGAAAGCGGATCGGGTCTGTTTGGAATATACCAAAAGATTCGGCCAATGAGTACGCGCACCCGACACAGAAGCCGGTGAAGCTATCTGAATTTGCAATACGCAACACGACCGAACGGGGCGGAACTGTCCTCGATTTGTTTGGAGGGAGCGGAAGCACATTGATTGCTTGTGAGCAGTTAAACCGGAGATGTTGCATGATGGAGCTTGACCCGCGCTACTGCGATGTAATTATTAAACGATGGGAGCAGTTTACGGGAGAAAAGGCGGTGCTTCTGCATGACGATTGAAGAGGCGCGGGCCATTATCGCCAAGACGAATAGCTCGTACTTAAAGCGGGACATGGAGAAGTTTATTAAGCGCCAAAGACGAAAGGAGGGCGTTTATGGCAAGAACAGGACGCCCTCGGAAAGAGATCAATCAAAAACTGTTTGAGAATTTATGTGGTATCCAGTGCACGGAAGCAGAAATCTGCGGAGTACTTGAGTGCAGCGAGGACACCCTGAATCGATGGTGCAAACGGACGTACAAAATGACTTTTGCGGATACATATAAAAGCAAGAGTCAGGTAGGAAAGTCGAGCCTGCGGAGAGCGCAGTGGAAGCTGGCCGAAAAGAACGCGTCTATGGCTATCTGGCTTGGGAAGCAATACTTAGGTCAGCGCGATGAGCCAGAAGAATCGATTGACGTGGAGGATACGGACGCTTATCTGAAAGAAGCGGGTATCGAATGAAAAGTTCGACAATCCACCCAGCGTTCGGGGATAAGCATAAGGAATATATCAGAAATGCAACGCTCTGCACTATTTCTGTTGCAGAAGGCGCGGTTCGAGCGGGAAAAACCATCGACAATATAGCCGCTTTTGCAACGATGATAAACAAAGGTACGCCTGATAGAATCCATTTGGCGACCGGCTCCACAGCGGCGAACGCAAAACTCAACATTGGAGATGCAAATGGGTTCGGGCTCGAGTATCTTTTCCGTGGACGTTGCCGATGGACGAAGTATAAGGGAAATGAAGCACTTGTAATTAAATCCTGTGGGCGAGATTACGTTGTTATTTTCGCAGGTGGCGCGAAGGCGGACAGTTTCAAAAAAATACGTGGTAACTCTTACGGGATGTGGATTGCAACCGAGATCAACCTCCACCATGAGGATACGATCAAGGAGGCGTTCAACCGACAGCTTGCCGCGAAATTGCGGCGCGTATTTTGGGACTTGAACCCTTCATCTCCCGGGCACTGGATTTATCAGAACTACATAGACAAATTTCCGGAGCAGTTTGGAGCGCGGTATAATTACCGGCACTTTACTATCCGGGACAATGCAACGATTACAGCCAAAAGGCTTGCGGAAATCGAAAGCCAGTATGATATAAAAAGCATCTGGTATCGACGGGATATCCTCGGTGAGCGCTGCATTGCGGAAGGGCTTGTGTACCCGATGTTTGATCGGGCCAGAAACATCACGAGTGAGCGGGGCGGGCCGGGGCGGTACTGGATCTCATCGGACTACGGCACACAGAACCCTACCGTCTTTGCATTGTGGCGGGAATATGGCGGCAAGGCCATCATGGAGAAAGAATATTACCACAGCGGGCGCGAGAGCGGGCGGCAGAAGACTGACGAAGAATATTATCAAGACTTAGAGGCATTCGCGGACGGATACCGCATTGAGCGTGTCGTGCTCGACCCATCGGCAGCGTCCTTTGCCGAGTGCATCCGGCGGCACGGAAAGATTTCTGTATGGAAAGCAAACAACGCCGTGCTGGACGGCATTCGCTTCACGGGGGCCTGCATCAAAAGCGGCATAATCAAATTCCATGAGAGTTGCAAAAACGCATTTCGGGAATTTGGCCTTTATAGCTGGGACAAAGACGCAGGCGAAGACCGCGTGATAAAAGAAAACGACCATTGCATGGACGCGATTCGATATTTCTGCATGACCGTTTTGAGGAGAGAAATCAAGAAATGAGCTTTTTGACAAACATTCGGGGATGGTTCCGGAATATGCTTTTCCCGCAGGCGGTGGCCGAGCGGGAATTCGGCGTATCTCCGGCAGTCAGCCCGAAGATGGAGCAGAATATAAGCCTCTGGTACGCGATGTTTATTGGAAATCCACCCTGGCAGACGTGCGATGTCATTGCTGTCGGGCTTCCGGCGGCGATCTGCCGGGAGATCGCGCGACCGACGCTGGCCGAGCTGACGGCTAACATCACCGGCAGCGCCCGTGCGGATTATCTGAAAGACTGCTTTGAGCGGGCGGAAGAGAATTTTCACAGCGCCTTAGAACTGGGGCTTGCGCTCGGCGGCGTGGCATTTAAGCCGTATATCTACGGCGAGCAGCTGCTGGTCGACGTGACCGGCGCGGCGGCGTTCCAGCCGACGAAATTTGATCCTGCCGGGCGCTGCATCGGAGGCGTATTCCGGGACAAGCCCGCGAAAGTGGGCGGGAAGTATTTTATCCGCCTCGAATCGCACGAGCTGGACGGCACGACCTATACGATCCGCAATAAAGCATATTACAGCGACGCCTCCGGCACGGTCAGCGCGGAAGCACCCCTGAATGCCGTCCCGGAATGGGCGGACATTCAGCCGGAAATCACGATCCAGAATATGAGCGGGCCGCTCTTCGCGTACTTCCGCCCGCCTGCGGCCAACACAACGGACGCAAACAGCCCCTGCGGAATGTCCGTCTACGGAGACGCAGCGACTGTGCAGCTGATCAAGCAGGCCGATGAGCAGTGGGAGCGCCTGCGCTGGGAATATCGCTCCAGCGAGCGCAAAGTCCTGATGGATGGCACGAGCTCGACTGCGGATATGTTCAACAAGCGTATGTTTGAACTGGGACCGTTCTCCCCTAGCGGCGAATTCTTTCAGTACATCGAGCCGCAGATCCGCGACGAAGCAATCTACCGAGGTTTCCAGAATACGCTTCGCCGTATCGAGTTCAACGTCGGATTGGCTTATGGAGATATTTCCGATCCGCAGACCATCGAGAAGACGGCGACGGAGATCCGAAACAGCAAGCAGCGCAAATATGTGCTGATCGACAGCATTCAAACGGCGCTTGAACATACGTTTGACAGTCTGCTCTACGCGCTCGATACATACGCGACGCTCTACAACCTTGCGCCTGCCGGGACGTACAGCACTGATTACAGCTGGGGCGATTCCATCCTGGACGATGCCGAGAAGAAAGAGCAGGAGCGGGCCAACGACCGGCTCGACCTCGCTGACGGTATCCTCAACGACTGGGAATACCGCGCAAAATGGTACGGCGAGGACGAGGCGACCGCAAAGGCGGCGCTGCCGAGGGCGCAGGACATGACAGATGCAAACGCCCCGGCTGAGGTCGAATGAGAAAGGTCAAGTATCCGTTCAGTCCGGAGCTGCTCGACGCCTTCCCGGAAGAACTCGCGGAGCTGTTCCGTGCGCTGGAAGATACGCTGCTGGATGAGGTTTGTTCCCGGCTTAAAATTGCGGATCAGCTGAACGAGGTCACGGTGCAGGATATCCGGGCGCTGCGGTCGCACGGCATTGATCTCAAGAAGATCAGAAAGGCGATCCAGAAGACGGCGGATATCAGCGAGGAAAAGCTGAACAAACTGCTGGACGACGTTGTGGAGCGAAACCAGCGATATTACAACGACCTCATTACGCTGGCCGACGCGACAAAGCCTGACCGGCTGGTAGACGCATCCGATATCGACGCGATCCGCAGACAGACGCTTGGCGAATTCCGCAATCTGACGCAATCCATGGGCTTCCTGGTCGACAATGGGAAAAAGATGCTTCCGCCTGCGCAAGCATATCAGTGGGCCTTAAATTCGTCAACGCTGCAAATTCAGAGCGGGGCGATCAGCTATAATCAGGCGATTGCCAACGCCGTCAAGCAGCTGGCAGAGAGCGGGATCAAGACGGTCGACTATTCGAGCGGCCATGTAGACCAGATAGACGTAGCGGCCAGACGGGCCGTTATGACGGGAATAAATGCGATAAACCAGAAATACGCGATACAATCGATGGAATATCTCGAAACCAACTATGTAGAAGTGTCTGCCCATTCAGGAGCGAGAGACATAGACGGGCCGAATGGATGGGAAGCACACAAAAAATGGCAAGGGAAAGTATTCGAGTGGAAAAAATAACATCGGGGACTATTCCCCGATGTTGAATCCCCAATATTGAAGCTCGGCGCGTCGCCTCGCGGCGGTAGCGGCTTCGAGATCTTGAAAAGTCCCTACATTGATTCTTCCACTGTCGCTTGCGATTGTGACCCTGTAAACGGTTTTCCCATCTTCGTATCTTCTTATCTGAACTCCGGGGACCCCGGTTGTGTTGTTGCTTCTAGCTTTTCTGTTACGTGAATTCTTTTTGTGGGATACAAAGCGGCAGTTGTCTGGAGAGTAATCCTTGTCACTGTCTACTCTATCAAGTTCAAGGCCGTGCTGATAACCATTTTCAATGGCCCACTTTGCGAAATTATCAAAATCGTCCCAATCGGAGCAGTATGAAATACCTTTGCCTTTGTAGTAACGACTATTTGAACAAGCCCCGAAACAACGACGACGCATTTCAGACCATGTATGGTAGAGCCGATTTGAGTGCGACCGCAAAAACAACGGAGACATAGTTATTTTGCAAGTTCCACAGGACGTGGAACCTTTCGTTAGGGTTGCAGTTGCTACGCTGCGGATTGCTCCACAGTCACATTTACAAATCCAGCGAGTGGGAAGAACGGCACCGTCCCTGTGCAATATCGTCCAAGAACCGATGCGCTGACCGGCGTGGTATTTTAATCTGTTTGGCATATTATCACCTCGAAGCAATTATAGCACAAATAAGCATGAAAGTAAAGTGTAAATGTATTTCACTCGAACCGGAGAAAAAGAAGGAGGCGATATAATGACGGTCTATCCTGACTTTGAACAGTCAACCGGATATGGGGCGGTTACTGGTTTAGGCGGGGCAAACTGCCGATAGCGACACAATTTCCACGCATTTCTCCCAGGAATTATGGAGCCTACCTATACCGAGGAGCAGCTGGAACACATTGATGATGGTCTCGGCTGCGAGTTTGACGGGAAGAAATATACCGCATACGAAGCGACCCAGATGCAAAGACGGCTCGAACGATCGATTCGCAAACAGAAGCGTTTGAAAAACGCCTATAAAGCCTCCGGGCTTAAGGACGAAGAGACTGCTGCCACAGCCAAGCTGCGCCGCCTGAACACGAAATACCATGATTTTAGCAAGGCCGCAGGGCTGCCAGAGCAGCCGGAGAGAATGAAGGTGTTATATGATTGACGAAAAACTGAAAGCCGCCATTGAGCGGGCGCTTGCCGCCGGGTTCCGCGTTCAGCTGAAGCGCATGAAGGACGGAACAGTCAAGGCGCAGATCATCAAGGCGGAAGAGCTGAAAAAGTAATACAGATACCGCAGCACAATTGAGTGCGCGGAATGGCACGATGAGCCAACTACTGAGATTTTCTTAGTGGTTGGCTCTTTTTGTTTCGGTAAAAACCGCATGAGCGGGATTTATACAAAAAATTGGCTATCTGCAAGCCTAAAAGTGCAGGCGGGAGGTCATGGCGACGACCTAAAAAGCCTATCCCGTAAGGAGAAACCATGAAAAAAGAAGAATTGCTGAGCATTGGCCTGACAGAGGAGCAGGCAGACAAGGTTTTTGCCATGAACGGCAAGGACATTGAGAAGCACAAAAAGGCCGCAGAGGACGCAAAGGCGGACAAAGAGGCCGTGGAAAAGCAACTGGCCGACCGCAACAAGGACATCGAAGACCTGAGGAAGTCCAGCGGGGACGCTGAGAGCGTTCGCAAGCAACTCGAAGACCTTCAGGGCCGGTACACCAAGGAAACCGAAGATTACAAGGCGCAGCGGGCAAGCCGGGACTACGCCGACGCCATGAACCGCGCGATTACGGCCAAGGGCGTCAAGTTCTCTTCCAAAGCCGCCGAGAAAGCCTACCTTGCAGACCTCAAGGAGAAACACCTTGAACTGAAAGACGGCGAGCTGACCGGCTTCGACGAGTGGCACAAGGCTCAGCTCGAAGCAGATCCGACTGCGTTTCAGGCAGATAAGCCCACGCCCACATTCGTCAAGCCCGTCGGACAGGGCGGCGCACCGGCGGCAAAGAGCAAGGGCGCAATGTACGCGCAGCAATTCAACGCGCAGTTTGCGCAGACACCAAACAAGGAGTGATTTGAAAAATGTCTATCGTTGTAAACACAAAAACAGAAGTCAGGCCGAATTTCCTCGAAAGCGAAGTCGGCCTCGTCCTGAAAACCCGTGAAATCCCCGCGTCGATGGGCGTGCAGGACGGCAAGTACAAGATCGTAAAGGCCGGTACGCCGTTCCCGTCCGACAACTCGAACGCCGTCGGCATCGTGTTTGAGGATATCGATGTGACGGACGGCAATATGCCCGGCTCCGTGATGGTCGCGGGCCGTGTGCTGGCAGACCGCCTGTCGCTGGCCTCCGCAGCAAAGACCGCGCTGTCCGGCAAGGGCTTCACATTTGTTGACGCGCCGGAGATCACGCGCGGCTATACCGTGACCTACGACAAAAACGACGGCAGCGGCACGCCGCCCGTCGACGAGAACGTCTACACAGAGGGCTCCTATGCCGACGTCTCGACCGAATATCCGCTGACCAAGAGCGGCAACACCCAGACCGGCTGGAGCACGTCTAAGGGCGGCGAAGCTGTTTCCAAGGTCGAAATGACCGGCAATGTGACCCTGTACCCCGTGTGGACTACGGCCTAAAGAAGGAGGAAAAACACCATGCCTGACATTCTTGAACTGATTTCCGACGCTGACCGTCTGGATTTCTCGCAGAACATTTCCGTCGCACGCCCGGCGTACCTCGGCGACCGGCTGTTCCCGGACCAGAAGACCGAAAGCCTCAAGGCCGAGTACCTGCGCCTCGCAAACGGCGCACAGATCCCCACGATGGCGACCGTCCACGCCTTTGACACCGAGGCCGAGATCGCCACGCGCCCCGCGCTCGAAAAGACAGAGGTTGAGAAGCTGTTTATCAAGCGCAAGATCAACCAGTCCGAGCGGGTGCAGCTGCTCAACGAAAACGGCGTATATGCCGACAACGCAATCGTGAGCTATGTCTTCGACGATATGCGCCTGATGGCCGATGCGGTCAAGGTCAGAACCGAAGTTGCGAAGATGGAAGTCATCGCGACCGGCAAGATGACTATCAAGGAAAACAACCTCAACATGACCGTCGATTACGGCGTTCCGTCCGCAAACATCGGCTTCAAGATCGACTTCGGCGCAGACGCTGATATCATCGGCCAGCTTCAGGCCATCGCAGATCAGGCGGCGGCATCCGGCCACGCGCTGAGCGAAATGGTCGTCGGTACGAAGATCCTGCGCAAGCTCGCGTCCAACAAGGGCATTCAGACCCTCGTGTACGGCACGGTCGGCGCTGGTACATACGTCACCACCGAGAAGCTGCGCAGCCTCTTTACCGAGCTGTTCGGATTCGGCCAGATCACGACCAACGACCAGCGCTATAAGGCGCAGTCCGCAAACGGCGCGGAAAAGACGTATCGCTTCTTCCCGGAGGACAAGGCTGCATTCCTGTCCAATGGTACGGCCAATTCCTTCGGCGTTGGCCTGTGGGGCGTGACGCCGGAAGAAAAGGGCTATGGTCCGTACACCGACAAGAGTGCACAGCAGTATATCACCATTACCCAGTGGGAAACGCCAGACCCGAAGACCACCTGGACAAAGGCAAGCGGCCTGTTTATCCCGGTCGTGCCCGATCCTTACGGCCTGTTCATCGGCGCAGACGTCAGCAAGTAAAATCGAGCCTCCGCGCCTGCGTGACGGGTGCGGAGGCTGACCGGAAGGAGGGCGCAGCATGATCTACGCCGATTATGAGTATTACGCGACTGTGTACCGCGGGACGGCGCTGGATGAAGAGCGGTTCTGCGGCCTCGCCCGCAAAGCGTCGGCTTATGTCGATTACATCACCATGAGCCGCGCGCGCTCCGCCGCCGGGGATAAGCTCGAAGCAGTCCAGAACTGCGTCTGTGCGCTGGCCGAGCTGGAGCAGGACGCTGGGAAGCTGGACAGCCTCATCTACACGGCCGACCGGCCCGTATCAAGCGAGACGGTAGGCGGCTGGTCGCGAAGCTTTGGTTCACGAAATCTGTCCCAGGCAGATATGCAGCGGACAGAGACACGCCGCCGGGAGATCGTGCTGGCGTACCTCGGGCCGACCGGATTACTCAAAGCAAGGGGGTATGGGCCGTGTCCATGTTCCCCCACACTGTAACCATCTACAACGTCTCGCAGGAGACAGACCCGGCGACATTCAAGGACGTGGAGAAAACATACATCACCGTCCTGCGCGGCGTTCTGCTGGAAGCCTCCAAGGCGGCCAACGTCCGCCAGAGCGGGCTTGAGGGCGCGGATGCGGTGAATCTTTACATCCCGTTCTCTACGCTCGCCGTAGACGGCGTGGCAGGCACAGAAAAGCGATACGTCGGCCCGCAGGAATTCTGGCGGGCAGCCGATAAAAGCGGAATCTGGACGCTCTCCACGGACGGCAACGGCGGAACGACATTTTTTATCAAGGGTGAAGTCGTGGAGCCGAACAAGACCGAGCAGGCGCTTGAAATGCTCTATGACGACGTTTACAAGGTCACAAAGGTCGATATGAAGGACTTCGGAAGCCAGGACATGAGACACTTCGAAGTCGGAGGGGCCTAATATGCTGAAATTCAGCGTAAAGGCAGACGGCTTTGATGAATTGCATGAGGCAATCGCGCAGGCGTGTACCAAAGCGGAGCATATTGTCGCACTTCAGGCAAGAAAGGACACAGCCCCGTATGTGCCATTCTTGACCGGTTCCCTCGACCGCAGAACACAGGTGGAAGGGAATGCGATCATCTATCCCGGCCCATACGCAAGGTTCCTGTACTACGGGAAAGTCATGGTAGACCCGGAGACCGGAAGCACCTACGCGCCGAAAGGCGGGACAAAGGTACTGACCGACAAAAATCTTGTGTTCAACACGTCAGGACACAATCAGGCGCAATCGCATTGGTTCGAGGCGTCAAAGGCTGAAAATCTTGATAAATGGCTTCGTGTAGCGGACAAGGCGGTGAAGAATGGACGCTGAAAAGCAAAAAAGGCTGGTATCTGCGGAGGAAGAACAGGATATCTCCCGAAAGATGATGATCTGGGCAAATTCCTTCTCGGACGACGACATGCCGGCCGCAACGATTAATTATGAATTCCTCGCCGCCGACTCGGCGAGTATGGCCCTGTCCACCATTCAGGGCGCGTACATCACACGAAAATTCATCCTCGGAGGGCACGAGGCGGAATATCAATTCAAGATCATCGCCCGCATCAAGCCCGGAAACAGCAACGACAAGCGCCTGAAATGCGACGCCATGCTGAACCGCTTCGGGGATTGGGCCATGCAGAACCCGCCGGATTTGGGCGACGGGATGCGCGTCCGGCGCATGGAAGCTGTCAGCCGCTCGGCCCTGTTCGCCCGGTATGAGGACGGCACAGAGGATCATCAAATTCTAATGAAACTGACATATGAGGTGATTTAACTATGGCAAATAAATACACAATCGCGGCAAAAAACGGCGAGAGCGCAGTCCGTGAAATGCTGATTACCGCTCTGGACACCAGCGACAGCACCACATCGAAGTGGTCGGCGATGGGCGTCAAGGTGACGGAGAGCTCCATCAACTACGATTGGGGGCAGGAAACGAAGAAGGACATTCTGGGGCATGTGTACACGAACGCACAGACACCAGAAATGACACAGAGCTTTTCCGGCAGTGAGATTGTAGGCGGTGACGACGTGATGAACCATCTGCTCAATCTTGCAGTCGTGGAGAAGGACCATGCCGCTCTGGTAAATCAGAAATGCCTGATCATCCACATATACCTGCAGGACTCCGCAGGGAAGTCGTTTGCAGAGCAGTATGACGCCTGCGCGGTGCTCGTCACGACAGACGGAGGCGAGGGCGGCGGCGTTCTTGCTTCGGACATTGAAGTGACATACGGCGGAAACAGGACAACAGGAACCGCAGCGCGCGGTTCGGATGGAACCATCACGTTCACGCCGGATTCGGATTAAGGAGGCTGCATAAATGCCTGAAATCAAATTTGAAACCGGTATCGTATCGTTCAAGCTGAACGACGCGGCGGAAGTTTCCTTCAACCCGACGGATAGCGCGTTTGTTGAACAGATCTTCAACACGTTTGACGAACTGGACGGGAAGCAGGAGGCGTATAAGGCAGAAATTGACCGCTGCGCTGACAAGAAAGAGATCTTCGCAATCGCCCGCCACCGCGACGCGGAAATGCGGAACATGATCGACAGCCTGTTTGCAAAGCCTGTATGCACGGCGCTTTTTGGCACCATGAACGTCTACGCGCTGGCAGACGGCCTGCCAGTATGGTGCAACCTCATGCTGGCCGTGATCGATCAGATCGACACGAGCTTCGCGGAAGAACAGCGAAAAACCAACCCGAGAATTGCGAAATATACGGCAAAATGGAAAAAGTGATCTGGGCGCTGCCGACCACGGTCGACGTGAACGGCACAACGTATCCGATCCAATCTGATTACCGCGCGGTTCTTGATATCCTCGTGGCCCTGACAGACAGAGGGCTGGACGAGCAGGACAAGGCGGAAGCGGCGCTGACCATCTTCTATCCCGGCTTCGACGAAATGCCCGTCAGCGACTATCAGGAAGCCCTGAACCAGTGCTTCCGCTTCATCGACCACGGGCAGGAGAATCGAGAGAAGAGAAAGCAGCCAGAGATCATGTCATGGGCGCAGGACTTTGATCTCTATATTGCGCCTATCAACCGAATCGCGGGCTGCGAGGTCAGGGCGCTGGAATACCTGCATTGGTATTCGTTTCTATCGTACTATCAAGAAATCGGAGATTGCCTGTATGCACAGGTGGTTTCTATCCGCGATAAAAAGGCCAGAGGGAAGAGTCTCGACAAACAGGAGAGGGATTTCTACCGGCGCAACCGGGATATCGTCGATCTGAAGACAACATACTCGGAGGCCGAAGCCGACCTGCTTGCCTTATGGGGAGTCGGGACAAAAAACAGCCGCCCCGGTTAAGGGGCGGCAGCAGGAAAAACTTATTTTTTATACTCGAAAACGATTTCGCTACCCCAGAAGCTTGGAGAGAATCGAATCTCGATCTCACTCCAATCCTGCGGCGCTTCATATCCGACGACACCTTTCATTTTCTTCCCGGCGGCAATCGTGCCGTCAAGCTGCGGCTCGTCGGAACTCATCATGGCGGTGAGGCTGAGGCTGGTTGTATAGCCATCAATGTAGCTTTCGAATGAAAGCATGGTGCTGGACGCAATATCGCGGGATGAATTGTTTTCGATCTCGAATTCGCACAGAACAAAGACCTTTCCATCATCCGGCGAGACGTAATTTTGGCCGGAATTCTCGGTAACACTGAGCAACGTGACCGCCACGCCGTCTAGAACGACCTGATCCCCAACGCCAAATGTTTCAGGCCCGGAATCGGATTGCTGCGGCGGCTGCTGCGAAGAAGAAACTGAGGTTCCGACCTTTTCCGGCTTGGAGGACGATCCGCAGGAAGCAAAGGCCGCGCCAATAAAGACGAAAAGACAGAGGAATACGATTAAAGCCGTCAGGCAGCCGCTGGGGCGTTTCGCCTGCTTTTTGGTTTTTAGCCCGCCAACAACGTCAACGCGGTTCGAGGAGTTGATTTTGATGGTAAAAAAAGCATTCTGCTGCCCTTCGGCAATAACAAAGGATATGGTTTTATCCAGACGGCGATACCGGTAAAAAGAAAGTTCGTGCTGGCCCGGAGCGGCCACAGCTCGAAGTTCTTCACCGTTTTTCAGCGTGCCGACATCACAGCCATCCAATGCAACGCCGACGGTCAGGCCAGAACCGTAAAAAGAATTGTCCCGGCTAATTTGGATAATGCAATCACTCATATTTCTTCCCTCCTTACTTGGAAGATAACACAAATAATGACAAAAATCAACCGAAAAGGTGGCGAAAATATGGCAGATGGGAAAATTGTGGTCACCGTCGACGCGGACGCGAAAAAGGCACAGAAAGAGCTGGATACGCTGTCTGCGAAAATCGACAAGATGGAAGCAAAGCTGAACGAGGACACCGGAACGCAGAGCGGGCTTAAAAAGGAGCTGGACGCTGCGCTTCAGTCCGCAAAGCAGACGGAAGACGCGCTGAAATCGCTCCGCTCGGAGGCTGACCGCCTTAAGGGCATCACGTCCGGAAGCGCTTCGGCTAATCCAGCGGAGTACATAGACGCTTATTCTCGGCAGGCGGAGGTTGCTGCGCAGATCAAAGAGCAGGAACAGCTGCTGGTGCAGCAAAACAAAACGGCGGAAAAGCTCGGGAGTCAATATGCAAAGATCACCGACAAGGTGATAAACCAGACCGCTGCGCTTGACGCTGCAAAGACCAAAGCCGGAGAGCTGGTGCAGCAGATCACAAATGCAAGCGGAGCCTCGGCTAAAATGGCGGAAGTATCGGCAAGCGTCGAAAAGAGCATGAACAAATTCGGAAGAAGATTAAGCGGGGTACTAAGGAGCGCGCTGATCTTTACCGTCCTGTCCCGCGGCCTTTCCCAGCTGCGCAGCTGGCTCGGGGAGACGATCATGCAGAATGAGGCGGCCCGTGCATCTATCGCGCAGCTGAAAGCAGCTCTTCTGACGCTTGCGCAGCCGATCCTAGAAGTCGTGATTCCGGTTTTTGTGAAGCTGGTCAACATTCTGGCACAAGTCGTGACGGCAATCGCAAAGTTTTTCGGTATGCTGTCCGGGAAAAGCTGGAGCGCGCAGGTATCTGCCGCGAAGGGACTGAACGCCGAGAAAGAGGCGCTGGAGGGCGTAGGTTCTGCCGCAGAAGACGCGAGCAAGAGCATGGCAAGCTTTGATGAGATCAATCAGATCACCAGCAATCAGGCGCCCGGCGGCGGGACGAGCGGAGCAGGCGCTTCAAGCGGGATCACGCCGGATTTCTCCAATCTGGATCTTGCCGAAGACAAACTGAACGACATTCTTGGCATTGTCGGGGCAATCGCTGCAGGGCTCCTTGCGTGGAAGATCGCCAGTATGTTTACCGACGACCTCAGCAAGATCGGCGGCATCGCGCTCGCTGCGGCTGGCGCGTTCGCGCTCGTCTATTTCTGGCTGGACGCATGGAACAACGGAATCGACATGACAAACTTCCTCGGTATGCTCGGCGGTCTTGCGGCGCTTGCGGGTGGACTCGCCCTTGCGTTTGGACCGACCGCTGCGGCAATCGCTCTCGTGGTAGGTGGCCTTGCAATGTTAGTCGTCGGGATCAAAGATGTGATCGAAAACGGCTTTACGCTGGAAAACACACTGACCATCATCGCCGGACTGCTTGCCGCCGGTATCGGGATCAGCATCCTGACGGGCAGCTGGATTCCGCTGCTGATCGCCGCAATTGCATCGATCCTTGTTGCACTTGTCTCTTTTACAGGGCACGGCGAGGAGCTGATCAACGGACTGAAAGATGTTGTGTCCGGATTCGGAAAGTTTTTCAAGGGCATCTTTACCGGCGACATGAATCTTGCGTTAGAGGGTGCAAAGCAGATATGGAGCGGGCTGAAGCAGACGTGGAACGCCGTCGTAAATTCCATCAGGGACGCATGGAGCGCGTTTGTCGATTGGTTAAAGCAAAAAAATCCGGCACTCGCCGCAATATTTGAGACAATTGGGAAAAAGTTTTCCGATCAGTACGAGGCGTGGAAAAAAATCCTGAAAGGCCTGATCACCTTCCTGACCGGCGTGTTCACCGGAGATTGGAAGAAAGCGTGGAACGGCGTCCTTGACATTCTGAAAGGCGTCTGGAATCTCGTAATCGGCACAATAGAGGGCGGAATTAACTTCATCATCGACGGCATCAACCTACTGCTTTCGGCGCTGAATAAAATTCATTTCGAGATTCCGGATGGTGTACCGCTGATTGGCGGGAAAACCATTGGAATCAACATTCCGCCAGTGTCGCGCGTCCAGCTCCCTCGTCTCGCCTCCGGCGCGGTCATCCCGCCGAACCGGGAATTCATGGCCGTCCTCGGCGACCAGAAGAGCGGGACGAACATCGAGACGCCGCTTTCCACGATGGTGCAGGCATTCAAACAGGCCATGACCGAGACCGGCGTAGCGGGAAGCAGACAAATGACGGTTATCTTCCAGCTTGACCGGCGTGAGCTTGGCCGCACGATCTATCAGCTGAACAACGAAGAGACGCAGCGCGTCGGCGTGAAGCTGGCGGGGGTGAAGACATGAGAAGCGCACTGAGCCTTGATGGCAAGGCGTATTACAATCTGCACGTCGTAAGCTGCAAGCGGTCGTTCTCCGTCCTAGACGGCGACAATGCCGGGCGCGTTATGACCGGCGCGATGACCCGTGATATTATCGGCACGTATTACAACTACAGCCTTGAAATTGATCCTGTATCGTCAGACCCGGAGGAATACGATGATTTTTATGAGAGCATTTCTGCCCCGGTCGACAGCCACGTGCTGACCGTCCCATATGCGCAGGGGACTATGACCTTTGACGCCTATGTAGCAAACGGCGACGATGAGCTCGCCGGGAGCTACGACGGGCGCAATGATTGGGGCAATCTGACGATCAATTTTGTCGCCATGAAGCCCAAGAGGACGCCGGTATGAGTGTACGCGTGATCTATGAGGACGTAGCGGTAGGCGCAGCAGCGGCGGCAAGCGTTGCAAGCACCGCTGCGCAGCCCTTCTCCGACCTTCCGGAACTGCCGTATGGCACAGAGTCGGTGATCGTCGCAACAAACGAGCTGAACCAGTGGATGCTGGACGGCTCCCGCCCAATCCTCACGACCGAGCGGGCGGCTTTCTGGTCTGCCAAGCCGAGCAAAGCAGACTGCACCTTCGACGCAAACCCGACGCTGACCATCACGCTGGACGGCACGTTCGCAAGCTCCGGCATTTACCTCTATTTTGACGGTGGCACCGGCGACTATTGCAGCGCCCTGACCATGACGTGGTACAACGGAGAGACAACCGTCGCGTCGCAGGACTTCACGCCGGACGGCCAGAAGTATTTCTGCGCAAAGCCCGTCACTGGATACAACAAGCTTGTGATCGAGCTGAAAAAGACGAGCCTGCCGTACCGGTACGCGAAACTCAGACAGATCTTCTTCGGCATCGTCCGGGAGTTTGAGCGGGAAGACCTGCGCAGCGTCACCGTCACCGAGGGCGTTAGCGTGATTTCCGACGACGTAGAGATTAACACGCTGGATTTCACGCTCGACAATTCGGACGATATCGATTTCATCTTCCAAGAGAAGCAGCCCGTCAGCGCATACGACGGCGCAAAGCTGATCGGCGTGTTCTACATCAAGAGCTCGTCCCAGTCGAGCGCCCGGCTCTATGATGTCTCCTGCCAGGATGCGCTCGGCGTTCTGGACGATGAGCCTTTTGCGGCGGCAATCTATAGCGAGAAAAACGCAAAAGAGCTGATAAGCTCGATCCTCGGCACGCATTTCACGCTGGATTTTGACGCGGCGCTGGAGAACGAGACAGTAACTGGCTATATCCCAGACTGTACCAAGCGCGAGGCGCTTCAGCAGATCGTCTTTGCCCTGCGCGCGACCATCGATACAAGCGCGTCGCGCGGCGTGCGCGTCAGGAGGCTCACAGCGTCTTCGCCCGCCGATATTCCGCTTGAGCGGACATACACCGGCGGCAGCGTAGAAACGGCGGCAGTGGTCACGGAGGTGCGCGTGACGGCACATAGCTATTCGACGTCAGGCAGTGGGGAAAGCGTAGAGGTTGGCGGAACGACCTACTATCATACGACGTCGGTAACGTCCAAGACGAATCCGAACGCCACCACGCAGACCAAGCCGAACGTCATTGAGGTGCGCGATGCGACGTTGGTAAACAGCGAAAACGTAGCCACCATTGCGCAGCACATTTATGATTACTATATGCGCCGCCAGACACACAGTGTCCGCATCGTCATGGACAAAGAGGCTCCCGGCGATTACGTGCGCACCACAACGCCGTGGGGCACGAAGATCACCGGCACGATCACCAGCATGAGTATTCGCCTCAGCGGAATCGCAGCGGCAGAATGCAAGATTATCGGCACATAGAACGGAGGTGCGACATTTGGTACAGGGAGATTCGTATAACCTTAGTGTTACCATCAAGAATAAAGGGCAGCCGCTGGACGTTGCAAGCGTTGAAAAGGTGGAAATTTCTCTGCTTTACCTGCAAAAGAGCTATCCGGGAGAGATCGGATACGAGGACGGAAATTTTCTGTTTCCCCTCACCCAGCAGGAGACCTTTCGGCTCCCGAAGCTCTGCCAGATGCAGGTGCGCGTGAAATTCAAGAGCGGTGACGTGATTGGCTCGGAGATCAAGCAGATCGACGTTGCGCACGCGCTTTCAAAGGCGGTGTTGTGATGGGCGGCATTGAATTTGAACTCAAGAACCGCGATCCGATCGACGTTTCCTTTAACGTTTCCGTGCGTGCTGGCGGCGGCTCTGGCGGCGGAGGCATTGCATCGGCGCAGATCGATGAGATCCGCGTGCTGAAAAAATCGGACTATGACGCGCTGGACAAAAAGGACGCGCGGACACTGTATCTGTTGGAGGGATAACATGCTGGCAGTTGGAATCAAACGCATTCTGGAGCTGTTCATCGGCTCCATGGGCATCAAATCCGCCCGCTTGGGCACAGAAACCATCTACGAAAGGCCTGGCGGCTTTTTGTACATCGAACTCACAAGCGAAGAAAGGGGATAAATCCAGATGGCAAGTTTTTTCAATCTGACACTTGATACGCTGGCACCTGCCGGCCTATCGCTGATCCTGAACGACGGCGCGCAGTACGCGACCAGCGCGACCGTCACCGCGAAGATCTCAGTCACCGACGCCGCGACGACCGGCTACCAGATGAAGATCTGGGGCACAAAGGCGGCGGCAAAGGAAGCAGATGCGTCGTGGGAGACGTTCGCCGCAACAAAATCCATTACGCTCCCGGACGGCGACGGCCTGAAGACGATCTATGTAAAGGTGCGCGACGACGTCGGCAACGAATCGACTGCGGCCAGCGACTCCATCACGCTCAACACCTCGATCCCCGCCGTGACCATCACCGGCCCCGACAAGAGCCGCATTTCCAAGGTCACGGGCTACGACGCAGCGGCGTTCTCCTTCGTCTGCGACGTGGACTTCGAGGAATACACCGTCCGCGTCGTCCCGGCGACGAGCAGCCTGCACACGGCGGGCACGCAGATCCCGGCGACGGGCGGCTCCACCAACGTCAGCGGCACAGAGGGCGGCTACAAGAAGAACACCGCCATCAACGTCACCATCAAGGGCGCGGATCTCGAAGCAGCGTCCTCCGGCGACGGCGTGAAGATCGTGAAGGTCTTCGTCAAAAACGCCGCCGGGACGTGGAGCGCCGCGTAATGGCCGCGCCAGAGCTGACATTCTCCATCACGGGCAACAAGATATCGGCAGTCTCGGGATTCGACTCGATCACCGTCACATTCTCGTCGGACATCGCCTATACGGCTTTTGAGTGCCGCGCGACGAAGTCCGGCGAGGATTGGGGCCGCGGGAAGGGCGCTTTGATCGCGTCCTTCTCACAGACCCCGGCGGGCACGCAGCGCACCTTTGAGGTATACGACGATTTCCTGCTTTCCGGAGACGGAGAATACAGAATTTCGCTGTTCGCGCAGGGCGCGGACGGCAGCTGGAATGACAATTATGGATTTATCCCGTCCGGACAGTCGCAGACCATGAAAACGGCTGACGGAGAGGATTTCCTGTGCATGAAGGAGTGATCGCATGGCGTACAACAGCCAGTATACCGGCGCGCAGATCGACGAGGCCATCGGCGACGTGCGCGAAAACAAAGCCGAATGGAGCGGCAAGCAGGACGTCATCCTCGCCTCCGGTGCGGCCGTCGGGGACCTGATCAAGGTCAAGGCGGTGGACGCCAGAGGGAAGCCGACGGCGTGGGAGGTGGCCGCGGCTGGCACGGATTATCTAACGGAAGCGCCCGTGACGAGCGTGAACGGGAAAACAGGAGCTGTCAAGGTTCGCGAAGTGCCGACTGTCACCACCGCTGATAATGGAAAATTTCTGCGGGTTGTGTCCGGTGCATGGGCGGCTGTAGAGATCGCAAACGCGAATGGAGGTAGCTTCTGATGGCTGAATATTTGACAAACACAACCGACCTGACAAAAGTTGCATCAGCTATCCGGGAGAAAGGCAGCACATCGGATTCGCTTGTATATCCGGACGGATTTGTGACAGCCATTCAGGCCATTCAGACCGGCATAGTTCCGCAACTGATCGTAACAGTATCTGCCGGTGCGACGGTCACAGCGACAAACGGCTCCAAAACGATCAGCGGAACATCTGACAGCACCGGAGTCTGTACACTTATCGTTCCGGAGATCGGAACATGGAGCGTATCTGCTACGCTGGACGGGAAAACGTCCGACACAAAATCCGTATCCATCACGGATAGCTATGCGGTGGAGATATTTTTTGCGAGTCCAACGCTAAATGATAATGAGTGGAGCACTATTAAACGAATATCTGATGCAGGAGATGGAGCGTCCTATTGGAGCATAGGAGACCGCAAAGCAATCACGCTGAACGGCACAGTCGGAGCATTGACATTATCCAACGTCACGATGTATGCGTTCATCATCGGATTCAATCACAATTCCAGCGTAGAGGGAACAAACTGTATTCATTTCCAGTTGAGCAAAACGTCGCTGTCCGGCGGTACGGACGTTGCGCTATGCGACAGCTATTACAACAATACCGGAGGCGGATTCCGCATGAATACCAGCAACACGAATTCTGGCGGATGGAATATGTCAAAGGCACGAACGGAGCTATGCGGTACAAGTCTGTCAAGCTATTCCGGCACGATCATTGCGGTAATTCCGGCAGCGCTCCGTGCAGTGCTGAAATCCGTGATAAAGTATACAAACAACAAGGGCAACAGCAGCGAGGCAAACGCAGTGACGGCGACAACGGACTATTTCTTTTTGCTGTCTGAATACGAAGTATTCGGAAGCATTACATACGGAAATACGAACGAAAAAAGCAAACAGGCGCAGTATTCGTATTATAGCGCCGGAAACAGCAAGGTAAAATACGATCAAAGAGAGTCGAACAAAGCAGTCCATTGGTGGCTGCGCTCTCCACGCGCCAGCAATACAACAAGCTTTGTAGATGTGTATTCTGATGGGGAAGTTGCCAGCAACGGTGCGCACTACTCGATGGGCTTTGCCCCCGGATTTTGCGTATAATTCGGCGGCAGGAGGTATGTATGGACTATACCACGTATAAACGGTACAAAGGAAATGGCATTGGTGGGTATTTCAACATCCGATATGGAACAAAAGTAACTGAAAACTGTGGATTCCTTTACGCTGCGGACGGGCGCTGCATCTGCGCTGTTTCCAGTGAAAACGGATGGGCGCATTTCAGGCCCGACACACCAGAGGGCGCGTTGCGGCAAGAAATGCTTGAACGCCTCTACCGCTGGTATGAAAAAAACGGATGCGGTGAAGACTTTACGGATGACAAATGGCCGGGGCAGGAAAACGGCTATTGGAAAAATCGACTGCGTACCGCAAGCACAGAGCGATTAGAGAAAATTTATCAAGAGAAATTTGGAGGGATACCATGTATGCAGTAAAACAAGACGGCGCATTTGCAGGTTATGCGGACAGTATTGTGCCCATCCGACTGCACGGCAACGGTTGTTATGTCCCGTGCAAGGAAGATCAGGCAGAAGGATTTTGCGCGAAGATGGCTGTGATTATTACGGATAAAGAAGGAACTGAGCATCAGGTGCTTTCTGACATGGTGTTCCATCTCGCTGGTTACACGCTGAAAGGCACAGAGCCGGAGGGCAGCTATGAGGAAATGGGCGCGGCACTACCACTCACAGATGCAGAAACAGCAGCGAAAATTTTACTTGGGGAGACAGAGTGATGAGTTACATAGAAAGAGCCAGAGCATTGCGTCCGTATATCGAAAAAGCGTCGATTAGCTTACCTGATGAGGATGCGCTGCAAGCAGTAGAGTTATTCCCACAGTGGGTGACAGGCCATTCTTACGCGGTCGATGATCGGCTGCAATACAATGGCGTATTATATCGCGTGGTGCAGGCGCATACCTCACAGGCAGACTGGACACCGGATATTACACCGGCACTGTTTGTGATCGTTTCACTAGATGAATGGCCGGAATTTGTGCAACCTACGGGTGCGCATGATGCCTACAATAAGGGTGACAAGGTGACGTTTGAAGGCAAGCATTATATCAGCTTGATTGACGGGAATGTATTTTCACCAGCGGAATATCCGGCTGGTTGGCAGGAACAGGCGTAAATTTGAGAATATGGGAGGAAACATGGAGCCTCATTATTGCGAATACGCCTACCGCAAAAACGGCGACGTGAGCTTGCATTGCCGGCATCTGACGGAAAAAGGGGCGAGGCAGGGAAAGAGGCCGACTGGACAGACGCGGCCTTCGTGCCGATCTGATAAACACAGAAGGGAGACACCATGGACACCAAGACTATCATCGTTACGCTCGTCACCGACCGGACGCAGGCGGATGTGGAGCGGGTGCGGGAGCTGGCGGCGAAGGGGTTCGCGGCCATGACGGCAGCCGAGCAGGCGGAATGGCTGGCCGGGATGAAGGGCGCGTACAACGCTTCCGATCTGAACCGCGTGGGAACAGCCTTGAACTATCTGGCGGGGCGACTCGCCTCGATCTGCGGGAAGGGCATTACGTGGACGGCAAAAACCGATTGGGCCGTCACGGACATTCCAGCAGCCTCACAGGCGGAGACATACCGGCAGCAGATACAGGCAATCCGCGACGCGCTTGCGTATCCTGCCGGGACGCCGGACGCGCCGCAGCTGGGCCGCCTGACCTACACCGATGCAAACAACATCGAGCGAATCCTGAAACTCTGCGAAGACTTAATCGTCAACGTTGCAAAATCTTTTCGCCACACCGGCGCGGCGGAGTGCGCCGCAGGAGGATTACTCACATGAAAGATAGGCAGCCAACACAGGTTTTAGACAACGGTGCGATCCGCTACGGCGTCTATAACGCCGACGGCACGCTCGATCACTACGAATACCTCAAGCGCGAGGATGCGCCTACCATCAAGGGAACGCCCCTCAACAAGGCAAATCTCCTGTCCGACGCGACCGCCGCCAAGCTCTGGCCAAACGCCGCCACCCGCCCGGAAGACCCGACTGTCAACGACGCGCTTGGCAAGCTTTCGGAGGGTACGTCCAAAGTCGGCGACATCGCTATCACCGCCCGCACAGACCTCTCCGACGCATGGCTCCCGTGCGACGGGCGCACTGTATCGCAGGAACAGTATCCAAAATTGTTTTCTGTGCTCAGAAGCTCTGCCGCGCCGCTTCCGTGGGCGTTGAAGACATCGAATATTCAACCTGTAGCTGTGTGGTATCTGAATGGGGAATGGGTCGGCCTGTACGGCAGAAAGTTCTGGACGTCGCCCGATTTGGAGACGTGGACGCAGCAGGCAGATATGCCGACCGGACTCTTGCTGATATCGGATGTGCAGTATGCAAACGGCACTTATTACGCTGTTTTTTCCGGAGACTCCACAGAGTTAAACGGAGTGTACACAACGCGTAGCCTTGATACGCCGTTTGCGCTATATGCAAGCGGCAGCCTGCCTGGAAGCTCTGGACTGAAGATGTTTATTACGCCAAACGTTCTGTATATCTACGTAGTAAGAGGCGAATACGGAGCCTATAACAATTACACGGGAAGACAAGTAAGTGCCAGCTACGTAAACCAAACAACAAAGGAAATAGTAAGCATCCCAGATTTTAGCAGCGGAATTGTTTTTTACGCCGAAGAAAAGGACTGCTTTTACAAACTGAACTGTAGCACCAGCGGCACACTGAAGACTTCAAAGGCAAAAACCCTGATCAATACGACGTCGGAGGCAGTCAGCAGCGTAAACATCGAAGAAATAACTCCGTCCTTCAACCAGCCGTCGACGTACACCTATCACGCCCTAATGTCGGCTTACCACTGTGGCGCAAATATAATTGCTTTTTTTGCACTGGTGAACGCTGCTTTCTCTGGCGCGGGGACCACGATGTATAGCGGATATATGGTATACAGGTATTCTGCGGACTACGGTGCAACGTGGGAAAACGGGAAGGTGGTTTCCTACAAAACCGATAGCTACTTGCTCGACAACTATACGAACGGCAAATACGAAAACGGGCTTTTGGTGCTTTCGGAAACCGCAAGCGAATCTGAAAGTGCTGATCGAGCGGAAAAGATCATTGCAATCAGCGCTCCAGCATCCGGCCCGGTATATGGAGATGTACTGGGGAGCAGCGTCGACAGTATTGCACTATCGCCGGACGGGGAGGCGGCATACATATCGTCGAATGGGCTGGCGTACTGCGATTATAGCGCGGCGGGAAAAGAAATCCCTACCATCGGGACGGACACCAGAAGCAATGCCTACATCAAGGCGCTGGAGGAATAGCCATGCGGGATAGAATCGGCACAAACGATCTCGCAAACGGGGCCGTCCGCTACGGGGTGTATGACGCGGCGGGAAGCCTTCTGCGGTATGAATGGCTTCGCCCGGAGGACGAGCCGCTGGAGGCCGGAACGCCGCTCACGGCCGGGAACCTGCTGACGGCACAGAGCGCTGCAAAGATCTGGCGAGCGGGCGACGCACCGGCGAACCCGATGGTAAATGAGGCATTCGGGAAGCTTTCGGAACCGAACTACCGCGTCGGCGATACCCTCACAACCGTCCGCGTCCTCTCCGCCCCGTGGCACGCGTGCGATGGCTCAACCTTCGATCAGACTGCATACCCGGCCCTCTACGCAGCCCTCGGCGGCACGACGCTGCCGACGATCAGCTATTCCAGCGATACCACCACCTACATCAAAATGGCGGACGATTAGCCCGGCAAATAAAAGAGACAGGTACAGAAAAATGGACACCAAAACCATCATCGTCACCCTCGCCTGCGCCGCGCTTGGCTCATCCGCGCTGACGGCGGTAGTCAATGCCATCGTCAGCGCGATACAGAAAAAGCGCGGCAAGGCCACAACGCAGGAGGAGCACCTAGGCGAGATCGACAAGAAGCTCGACAAGATGCAGACGCATCAGAACGAGCAGTATCTCGCAATTCTCCGGCTTACCATCATGTCAGAAGAGATGCCAATGGCCGAACGCCTGATCGCCGGAGAGAAGTATAAAAAAATGGGCGGGAACGGCGACGTGAAAAAATTCCTGCACCAGCTGGAGGCGCAATGCGGGCATAGCAGTGCGCAATAAATTGGGAGGCAGATATGCGGGTAAAAGGCAAGTGGAGCAAGGGCGAAATGGCGCGAACCATTGTTGTGTATCTGCTCCAGCTCATCACGACGGTAATTGTATGGGCCTGCGCGCTGAAAACCGTCGCCGTCCTAATTGCAGTCATCCGCAGCCCGGAGCTCGGCGCGTCGGTCGACCTGTCCGACGTACTCGGCTTTACCGGCTGGGCAACCATCACAGAGCTTGGCCTGCTTGCCTTCAAGCGGGTTTTTGCGAAGAAAAATGAAACAGTCGAATAGCGAAAGGAGTAATTACTTATGGACTACACACAGATCATCTCGGCAGTGATCGCGCTCATCAGCGCGCTCGTTTCGGCATTTTTAATCCCGTGGCTCAAAACCAAAATCGACGCGGATAAGCTGCAAACGCTCCGCACTTACGTTGAGATCGGCGTAAAGGCGGCGGAGCAGCTGTATACCGCGACGGACGGCGAGGAAAAGAAAGCCTATGTGATCAATTTTCTGGCCGAACACGGAATCCGGTTCGACGTATCTACAATCGATCAGCTGATCGAGGCCGCCGTGCTGCAGCTGCATCACGAGTTGTACGGGAGTGAGCGGGTATGAGCGTTATGAAAGCCTCCGAGCTTGTCAGGCGGCATACTGACGTCGCGAAGAATTACCAAACCGTGTATATGTGGGGCTGCTTCGGGATGCCGGTTACAGAAAGCATCATCCGGGAAAAAGCTGCACAGTATCCAAGCTGGTACACAGCCGCCAAGCAGTCTGAGCTGCGCAAGCAGATCGGCAAGAGCTATTTCGGCTTTGACTGCGTGAACCTCACGAAGGGCATTCTGTGGGGCTGGAACGGCAATCAGAACGCGGCATATGGCGGCGCAAAATACGCCGCGAACGGCGTCCCTGACGTCTCCGCCGACGGCATGATCGCGAAGTGCAGGGACGTATCCGCGTCCGCCTGGGACAAACTCGTCCCAGGCGAAGGGCTGTGGATGCCAGGCCACTGGGGCCTGTACATCGGAGACGGCTTGGCCGTTGAGTGTACGCCCATCTGGGGTAATGGCGTGCAGATCACCGGCGTCGGCAACATCGGTATCAAGAGCGGCTACAACAGCCGCGTATGGAAGAAGCACGGGAAGCTCCCGTGGATCGACTACGACACGGAAACCGTCGACAAGGCCGTCGAGGACGCCAAGAAGACCATCAAGGCAAAGGCCGGACTTGCGGACAGCACGATCAAGTATCTTGCCGATTACAAATACGGCGACGACCTCCTGAAAAAGCTGGCTGCGGCCATGAAGTAAGGAGGCGGGGCGTATGTCGCCGCAGGCACGCGGCAAACTTCCCCCAGAGCTGGGCCGCCTGACCCGCAAGGATATGGAGGCTGTGATCTATCAGGCCAATCTTGGCCGGGAAAATGAGAAGATCGCGCAGCTTTATTTTGTCGATAAGCTCCCGCAGGTCGACGTCGCGACGGAGCTGTTCCTGGGCCGCGCCACGGTCCAGCGTCGCCTGCCGGAGATCATGCGGGAGATGCAGCGGACATCCAGCAAACTGTATAACTGAGATAAGCGCCGAGAAATCGGCGCTTATTTTTTTGAAAAAACTATTGACATATACGGTATTACGGTATATAATAGGTACATAAGATGAAGCAAAACAAAACCAACTACGGAGGGTACAGCGATGGCAAAGGCGAAGATCACTTGCAAATGCGAAATCTGTGGAGGCACGTTCGAACACGTCCGCAATTGCGTCAACCGCCGCGACGCAGATTCCTATGCAGAATGGGCTACGGGACACGTTACTGTTTGCCCGTCCTGCTATGCCGCAGAAAAAAAGGCAGAGGCGGCTTCCAAACTGAATGCATACATTGCCGAGAATTTCGGCGCCGAACATCCGCTTCCCAAGATCACCGGTGTCTCTGAAAAACAGATCGCCTATGCAGAGTCCCTGCGCACCAAGTTCATCTCTTCCGATCTTTCCGGCTGCAACGTAAAGCTTTCCCGATTCTTCGCGGTGGAAGATAAAGTTCGGCTCGAAAACATGAGTGAAGAGGGACGCGCCGCGGCGGAAAAGCAGGCAGAATCGGAAGGGCTATCCGTTGAAGCGTGGTTCGCGAAAAACCGCCCGGCAATTGTAGCGCGCACTTCCAAAATTAGATTCGTCGACATCGTGAAGAAGCTTGAAGTGATCGTAAATGAATCCAATGCGTCGAAAATCATTGACGCACTGCGCTGAGAAGGAGGGCCTTACAATGGAAAACGTAAAAGAAATCACAAGAATCATGGAGGCCGGGCGCGACGTAGGCCGCGCACAGGAACCGATGCGGTTTGCGTCGCAGGAAGCGCGCAACGCATGGTATGAAAAACAAACGGAAATCCTTGCGAAGGTTATGGCTCCAGTAGGAGATGAACCTTTCGACGAGAACCTGCAAGGGCATAAGATCGCGGCCCGTTTCGCGGATATCCATACATTCGAAATCTACAGACTTACCAATATCCGATACATTATCGGGGATTTCGAAACATATGAAGAGTACGCGGCCCACAGTTGGGCGGAAACAGAAGCATGGTTTGATAAGCTGCAAGCAGATTTGGAGGAGGAATAAAAAATGATTGCACATCTTTACCGCATCCGTTCTGATTTCCGGAACGTTCCGGACAAAATCATCATTAAGGCGAAGGCGAAGGAAAACTTCCCCGGTACTTGGCTCCACGCCGAAGTTGAACTTCCGGATTTTATCCGGGCGGCCGAAACCGAAGCCGGTGACGGATTCCTGTTCACGCAGGATGAAACTATTATGAACGTTTATATCGAAGATGCGGAGCACTTGGACGGTGACGCAATTAAGGGAACGGTGAGCATCCGCAGCGCAAGCGGACGTATGCTTGCGAAGTGCGTCGCCATGTGGCGATGAGAACAGGGGGTGAATCATGCCGAGTGAGGCCCAAAAGCGCGCCCGCGACAAGTGGGACGCCACAAACATGACGCTGGTAAGCTGCAAGATGCGGCGCGACCTTGCTGACGATTTTAAGTCTGCCGCAAAAGCAAACGGCACAACGCCCAGCGCCTTGATCCGTGGGTGGATCGACGGATATATGCAGCAAAACAAGCCCGTGGAGTAATCCGCAGGCAATTTTGAACCAAATTGATACACAACTGAGGCACAAGAAGCAGCAAGAAGGCCCATACTGAACACATCAAAGGAGTGTTCGGTATGGGCTTTTCTTATTTTAATCCAAACCCCGCCGGGCTGAAAGTCGGGGACTGCACCGTCCGGGCCATCGCAAAGGCGACCAGGAAGAGCTGGGATGAGGTGTATATCGGATTGTGCCTGCAAGGACTCATCATGGGAGATCTGCCGAGCGCAAACAGCGTATGGAGCGCTTACCTCCGGCAGCAGGGCTTTACCCGGAACGTAATCCCGAACACGTGCCCGGACTGCTATACCGTCGCGGATTTCTGCGCAGATCATCCGCGCGGCGTGTATGTGCTGGCGTTATCAAGCCACGTTGTGTGCGTGGAGGGTGGGACGTATTTTGATACATGGGATTCTGGGAGTGAAATCCCACTGTTTTATTGGGCAAAGGAGGAAGCATGATGTTTGGACAACAGCCGTATGTGTATCAGCAGCCGATTTATAATCAGCCAATCGGCCAACCAATCAGTCAGCCAATGCAGGAACCAATGATGCGGCCGCAGTACCAGCCCGCGCCGCAGATGCCGACTTATCAGCCGCAGCAGCAGCCGCAAAACCAGTCGATCATCTGGGTTCCAAACGAGCAGGCGGCGAATGACTTTATTGTCGCGCCCAACAACGCCGTTACGCTGTGGGATATGAATGCGCCTGTCGTGTACGTGAAAAAGGCCGACGCGAGCGGGAAACCGGCCATGACAACCTACGACCTTGTAGAGCGTGCGCAGGCCGCGCCAGCGCCCGCAGCGCCGCGAAGGGACATGAGTGAGGAATATGTGACCCGCCGCGAGTTTGAAGAGCTGGTAGCCAAGCTGACGGCCCCCAGCGCCAGACCGGTGAGAAAGACAAAGGAGGCTGAAAGCAATGGCTAACCCCCTGTTTCAGGCCCTCGGCGGCGGGCAGATGCCCGGCCAGATGGGGCAGTTTCAAAATATGGTGCAGCAATTCCGGCAGTTCCAACAGACATTTCAGGGCGACCCGAAAGCGGAGGTCGAAAAGCTGGTACAAAGCGGGAAAATCACGCAGCAGCAGTTGAATCAGCTGCAGCAGGTGGCGGGGCAATTCCGGCAACTGCTGCAATAGTTCGGGAATTCCGAACAGTTGAACGATCAAAATCGTGGCCACGATTGAGATAAATCTTTTGAATCTACGAAAGGAATGAAAAATATGAGTTTGAATGACGGCTCCCCGACCATGACAATGCCCGTCGCGCCTACCGGCATGACAGGTGGCGGCTGGGGCGGCTTCGGCGGTGATAATGGCTGGTGGATCATCATCCTGTTCCTTGCCATTTTCTGCGGCTGGGGCGGCAATGGAAACGGATTCGGCAACAACGGCAGAAATTCCGGCGGCGTTGTAGACGGCTATGTGCTGGCCTCTGACTTCTCCAACATCGAGCGCAAGATCGACAGTGTAAATCAGGGACTTTGCGACGGATTTTACCAGCAGGCGCAGCTTGTCAACGGCACCAACATGGCGATGGCAAACGGCTTTGCTCAGGCCGAGCTTTCCCGCTGCAACCAGCAGGCCGCGCTTATGCAGCAGCTGAACAACATGGCGATGCAGGCACAGGAGTGCTGCTGCGAAAACCGCGCTGCAATCGCCCAGGTGCGCTATGATATGGCGACGCAGGCGTGCGACACCCGCAACACCGTGCAGAACACCACCCGCGACATCATCGACGCGATGAACTGCGGCTTCCGCAGCATCGACCAGCGTCTGACGGCGCAGGAGCTTGCGGCGAAGGACGCGAAGATCGCCGAGCAGAACCAGCAGCTCTTTGTTGCGCAGCTTGCGGCAAGCCAGAACGCTCAGACGCTCGATCTGCGTAACTATGTGAGCGGGCAGTTGGCATATTACAACCCGCGCCCTGTTCCGGCATTCAGCGTTCCGGCCCCGTACCAGTACGCAGGATGCAACAGCGGTTACAACTACGGCTGCGGCAACTGCGCGTAACAACTCCACATCGTAGAGCTTTTTCGTGGCCTCACGAAAATGGTCGGCCCCATTGCCGATACTCGATAGCAACGCGGCGGGGCAATCGTCCCGCCGCTATTTTTAACCGCGTCGAATTCGGCGCTTTTAGAAAGGAATGATTTTATGGCTGAATTTACATCATCCGGGATTCAAACTGTCGCCGCTGGGCAGAACGTCCCGCTGATCTCCACGGCGGCTTGCGGAAAGCCGTGCATCGTACATCGCGAAGGAAGCGGGCTCGTTACGCTGCGCGGGCTTACGCAGCAATGCAAGGCAAAGTTCCGCGTATCCTTTGGCGCGAATATCGCCGTCCCTACAGGCGGAACAGCAGGTGCCATTACCGCTGCGCTTGCAATCAACGGCGAACCTCTGAGCAGCGCCACAGCGGCCGTAACCCCTGCGGCTGTTGAGAACTATTTCAACATCTTCGTTTCCACATTCGTGGAAGTCCCGCGCGGCTGCTGCCTGACTGTAGCGGCGAAGAACACCAGCGCGCAGGCGATCAGTTTCGCAAATAGCAATATGATCGTCGAGCGCGTATCGTGAAAGGAGGATGCAATATGTACGATTTGAGAAACCTGCGTGAAATGCTCTGCAAAGAGCTTGACGAAATCGCCGACAAGCGTGAAATGTCTGCGGGCGATCTGGACGCGATCCAGAAGCTGACGAGTTCCATCAAGAATACCTACAAGATCGAGATGGCTGAAGACGGCGGCTATTCCCGCGACGGCGAGTGGGAGGCGGATATGCGCGGTACTTACGGCCGGGGCAGCTCTTACCGTGGCCGCCGCCGTGACGCAATGGGCCGCTATACCCGCGCTGATGCCCGCGAGCATATGCGCGCGCAGCTGGACGATATGATGCGCGACGCGGACGACGATAAAACCCGCGACGCGATCCGCCGCTGCATGGAGCAGATCGAGCGGGCATAAGGAGAGCGCAATATGTTGGATGCAGCCGAAATCCGGAAAGAGATTGCTCGCCTGGAATATGAGGAATCCGACTATAAGAATTACGCTAAGCTTGCGGATCTGTACGTGATCCGCAAGCAGATGCAGGAAGAGGAACGGGGCGACGGCGGTAAGTATGTGGGTTACTACTCCGGCGCTCCCGCCCCTGTGACCGCAGAACCGGCTATCGTTGGCGAGTACGGGGACAGTGAGTTTTTACTTGCGGTAGCTGGGAAAAACCCGGCAAAGGCTTGGGCGGTCGTTGATGAACTTATGGACACATTATCGCTTGTGAACCGAAAAGTCTATGATTCTATGCTTCGGAAAATAAAGTCCATGTAGCAAAAAAATAGGGGAGTCCCCTCGCATTGCGCTGAATCTGTAGCATACAATGTAGCATACGGGAAATGATTTTATGTTACAGAGCGTGTCATAACGTGATTTTTTGCTTTTTGAAAATACGCAGAAAATAGGGTGAAAAGCATAAAAAAGTACCGATTTTAGATGTTTTAAATCTAAAATCGGTACTTTGGCGCGGAAGGAGAGATTTGAACTCTCGCGCGCTTTTTAGACGCCTACTCCCTTAGCAGGGGAGAAAAAACCATTGAAAACACTGGGGGAATTGGCATTTGTAACATATTTTGTAGCATACAGAATTCACTCTGGCGAGTCGCTTTGCAACTGATTTACGGCATCGACCATGCCTTTCATGTCCGGGTGTACGTACCGTTGGGTAGTCGTTATCTTCGTGTGGCGCATGATTTCCTTGATCGTAAACGGGTCGATGTTTTTCATCGCGAGGGCTGTAGCGGTTGTATGGCGGCATGAGTAAGGTGGTAGCTTTTGCACTCCGGCAAGCTCCAAACACTCATAATATCTCTTGTAAAAATTATCTTTGTTTATGCAGCAGATATTTCCGACGCGCGATTTGCTTTCTTCGCATAGTTCATGCAGCACCGGCGCAACGAAATCTGGGAAGACCATAGGCGTTTCCTTCCGCTTCCTTGTCTTTATGCCGCCTCGGACGATCTCATTCTTTTCAAAGTCAATCATATCTTTCTTGAGCTTCAGAAGCTCACCGGGCATCATGCCGGTATAAATCATCGTTAAAATAAACCCGACGAAGTGATCCTTTGCATACGCTTCCCATAGCTTTTTTACGTCGGTGTCGGTGAACGGCTCCGGCGTTTTTTCTTCAAGCTCCGGAAGCTTTATGTACTTTGCAAGATTCACGGTAGTCTGCTTTTCAGCAATCGCGAGATTGTAGCAATGGGAAAGGACTGTTTTCATGTCCTTCCGCGTGTAATAGGTGCTGGCGTTGCGGTCGATAACATCCTGTATCTGCGCGATGGTAAGCGCGTCGATCTCACGGTCGGCGATTTCTCTCATGCGCTCGAATGCCTTTTCCGCCGCGCCCTGACGATCAGCCGATAAGGATAGATAATCCCCACGCAGATATGTTTTGTAGTATTCTCTGAGAGTGGGGCTTCGCTGCTCTTCCTTCGGAGGGTTTGCGGCATATTGGAGGGCGGCGCGCTTTGATGTAAACCCGCCTTTTGTTCGCATCTTTTGCCGAAGCTTGTCGTTCTCGTCTAGGTAAGTTCTTTCTGTCCAACGCGCCGTCCACGTCTTCCCTCGCTGGTAAGCGCTTCCTTGCCCGTTCCCGCGCGTCCGGCTTCGCCGCGCTTCCTGTTTTTTCCCGCACCAGCAACAGTAGGGCGCGCCGTCTGGGATTTCTTTTTTACACTTGATGCACTCCATGTTTCCCTCCACGTTCTTTTCGGATCGCGTAGAAAGTAATTGCCGAAGCCAGAACTGAACCTACGATCAGGGCGATACACGCCCATGCGGTTACGGTCAAATCTCCATCGCGAATGAGGCCTGCGTTCCGAATCTGCGCATCCGTTACAAGGCAGGCAATCAGGGTAAAGGAGAGCAGCAAACAAAATAGGGCGAGAACGTAACACATTGTATGTGTAGACCTTATTTGCGCGCTCTGTAGGGCTGTTGCTGCCTCCAGCTTGGCGTTTTCAAGCTCGACATGATGGATCTGCTTGGTCAGCTTTTCCGGGCTTCCGACGGGATTTTCAAGGCCGAACAGCTCGTCGAGCGACAACCCGAGCGTTTTGCATAGCGCAGCCGAGTTGTAAAGCCGTGGATCCGCTTGTGTTCCAGCGTATAATCGGCTCACGGCAGAGAAGGAAACGCCGGACTCGTTCGACAGCTCCTCCAACGTCATCCCGCTTGCATCTTTTGCCCTTCTGATCTTCCCCTGATACGCGCCGATAAACGGAGCGAGATCCTGTATTGCGGACATGATTACGCCTCCATTCGTAAGTTTCAGTTTTATTTCTTACATTTTCCATATAAAAATGCAAAACATGTGACAAGAACGCAGGATTCGCCCTTTTCTTACAAACATTATCTGGTACAATGAAAACGTAGCAGATAGTTCTCGAATCCGGCATCTGCTGAAATGGCCCCACCGTATGTTCCAGATACGATGGGGCCGGTCAAACCGAATATTATATCAAATCATCAGTCCCATAAACTGTACACCATCGGATTCCTGATCCCCAAAAATAACGCGGTCTGTTTGTTCATAATACCATGTTGATTTTTAGAACAACCGTTCTATAATAAATGACAGGAGGAAAAAATATGGAGTGCATCAACATCCGGGTAAACAACGGGAAAGTGGACGTAACAGTAGACGGTGCGAAGCTGACAGATGTGCATAGCGTCAGCGTGGACTACATCAAGGGCATTCCGCTCCTGTTTGCCTGCGTCGCGGACGTAGCCCGGGAGCAGGACGAGCGGCGGGAGCCGAGGATCCTGCACTAGTCATAGTACTCCCGGTTTTGTAATGTACTATAATGTTATCACCAGAGTTTTACAGGCTCAAGGGCAAAACTGCACAAAAAGAAACGATAGAATTTGGAAGTTAAGAAAAGGAGGGCGCAAAATGCTTTGTATTCAGGATGATCTGTGCTATAATAAGGGTGAAGAAATTGCGCCCGCTGATATTGGCTTTCAGTATTTAATGGAACTTACATCAGAGGAAAAACGAGAACTAATTAGAATATGGAAGGAGCGAAACAATGTTTCTGAGCAAGGAAAAGTACGATAATATTATGCTGCAGTTGTGCAGAATCAGGACTGAAATTTCTACAAAAGATGAGTGCGGAGAAGCGTGCCGGATGTGCGAACACGCGATCGGCGCGGCCAGCCCAGGCGGCGACATCGTGCTTGTCTGCGAAAAAAAGCTTAAAGCAGTTTGCAGCGACTTTAGCCCTCGGATACTGACAGACATTTGTTCAGGAAATTCAAGAAATGTTCAGAAGTAAGCATCCCGAGCAGGAATGAGATTACTGCAAT